ACAGTAATATCTCTCCTATGGTGATGCAAATCACCTCCCGGCCTACAATTAAAGTCTTGATGGTATATATTTTCGTCACCTTTTTCTTTTATAAATTCCCAATATACTAACCTATTTCTAACGTAAATTTTACCGCATAATTTTCTAATATAGTCTAGGATCAATTCATTTTCATTCTTAGCAAATTTATAAGGATCAAGAATAGTTACAGGTAACTCTTTTTCATATAAGCATTTCACTGTAGAGAGTACATAAAAATTACCTATATCATCTATATAAGTCCTTACACCGTATGTAGCTTCTTTTTTAGCCCACTTTTGTACGAATTCTCCTTCTTTAGCTTTGTAAGTACTAGGCTCACATCTAAATTTTGGTATATCATCAGACAAACCACGGTTTTTGCAATCTCTTTTTACGCATAGTAAGTCCCCATAACTGGGTAATACTTTTATGCCTATTTCTTTACATAATTGATTTTGGTATGATTTTGCTAAAAAGAATTTCTTAGCTGTTTTATCGAAATAAGTATTACATGCGTAAAAAGCATTAAGTTTCTCTTCAATGTTTAGATTCTCTGGTAATTCAGAAGGACTTACAATAAAATTAGGTTCAAAGCCTAATTGATCTAAGAACTTAATTAAAAAGTCTAGATTGTAAAACTTTTCATACTCTATAGTATAAGAACTTTGCTCAGAAACTTTTTCATATATACTTTTATAACTTTTAGAATGTGTTATTAGCTTTCTTACATTAGGTACTTTGACATCTGCTATAATACTTACAAAAGGTATTTGATTTACTAAACAATGATGTATAAACACAGAGCCTGCTGCGGTAGAATTTAAGAAAAGAATTCTATTATTTAGAGTCATGAACATATAGTTGCATTAGTGCATAATGAAGTACTTTCATTAAGTCTTTACGCGCATCTTCACGTGTTCCTTTTTTACCATATCTTTGAGCATACTTTAGAACATTGCCGATACAGAACCCTGTACCGTGTCCTCCGTCCATGATAAACTCTGTTGCTTGAAATTTATCTTTTGAATAATGCTCGCCATATGTTGCGTCTATGTATGTTTTGAACTCTTTGAGTAAAACATCTTCGTTGTATTTATACTTAATATTTTTAGGTTTATTGTCGGAATATAAATTTTGTACAGCCTCACTAAACTCTTTACTAGGTTTTCTTTGTTTTGGCTGCGGGTACTTAGCAGGAATCTTAACATCAAGATAGTCGTATATCTTTTGCTCTTCAGGAGAAGATTTAATTATAACTTTGGTAAGAGGTTGCCCAAAAGGATGGGCGTATACAGTTTTACCCCCATCAGGTGACTCATAAACATACTTACTATCATGAGCTAGATCTTCTAATTGTTCTTCCTCACGTAAACGACGTTTCATGTATTCTTCGTGTCTTTCTCTCATTCTATCCTCTTTTTAATAGCTTCTAAAAGTTGACTTAAATTTTCTTTTTTGTTGAGATTAGTACCCTCAACTTGCATACCTAAAATATCTTCAAGTTCTCTAAGCATGACTTTAACCGTCTGAGACTTATCTTCTTCTGAAATCTCTGGCTTTTCGTATATTTTTAGTTGTACTAACTTACTTATAACACTTCTATAACCTTTTGAGAAGTGTTCAGCCAATTTATGTACGTCTTTTTGATTTTCTTCATTATACATTTTTATTAGTTCAACTTCTTGGTCATCGCTCCAAGCTTTAATACTCATTTTCATTCTCCAAATCTAATTCTAATTGGGTATTCCATATATATTTTTTAGCTACTAAGTCCCCTGCCTCCTCTAGTAAAGGTACTAGAGAGCTAACTTCGTCAGCAGGTATAGAAAACCCTGTTTTTGTAGGAAACCACTGACCTGTATCACCGTCCATTGTATATTCTCTGATATGTAAATACAGTTTATCTCTAAATTCATTTATAGTTACTTTTACTGCATTACCGTTTGGTTTATGAAAAGCGGTTCCAAAGTCTTTATTCATAACACTATTGTTGTTTCATCGTTAATAAATTTTTTTGTCCAGTTCGATATTGGGTATGCTTTAAAAATTTGAACAAAACAGTATCTGATATCTGTTTTAGAGTTATTAATCATACCGTGGGCTACTTTATCTGGATCAAATATAATACTTTCTCCTTTTTTAAGAGAATATTCTTCTATTTCATTATCTACTGAAAACCTGTATTTAAAATCTTCACTTTCAGAAAGTGCTGTTAACATTCTTAATCTATAGTGATCAGAGTCAGTAGCTTTAATATTATTATCATCTGTATGCATAGGAATACTTTGACCCGGTAGTTGTCGATGTATCCTAACTCTAGTCGTTTCTATTTGGAAAAAGTCTGTTATTTTTTTAACTGCCTCTATCTTGCTATACAAAGCAGTATATTTAAAGTCTTCAGGCATTTCTAACGGAGCAGACCTATAAAAATCAAATACTTTTCCAGACTCACTTTTAACAGCTATAGCACTTACATGACCCGCTAAATCACAATCTGAATGCTCTTCAAATTTTAATGTATTTAGCCAGCTATTATCAAAAGCTAATTTAGTCTTTGGACGAATAAGCATTACGATCTATAATTCCAAATTTTTTAAATCCTTTTTTTACTTCTTTTGGGTCACCACTTTGTAACACTTTCCATTGAGCTACTAATTTATCAGCACCTCCTTGGTCATGTCCACTTACCCTCGCATATGACCTGAGTTCTTCTTCTGTTTTAAATAGTTTAAGTCTATCTGTATCCATTTAAATACTCCTTTAACGTCCCACCCTCTACTGGCCTGTCTAAATGATCCTTACCGAATATGTATATGTTAGGATTTTTATTATTTATTTGATCAATCCAAGTATTATAACATTCCGTTACCCCTTGTAAACCTCTTAGGTACTGAGCATTAACAGTATGAAAAGCGTTACTCCACCATATTGCAGAGTTAGCATCTGGTGTTATTTTTGAAGTAAGTAGTTCTGGACTATCGCATATATCAAGATGAATATAAGAGTGTTTTAGTTTTTTATACCTGTCCCAGTGTTCTTTGATTATCTTCTCAGAACCCCACCATCTAATCTCTCTTTTCCAGAGCCCCTGTCTAGTATTAGTTTCTGTTTCAATGCCTTTTGTTTCATTAATTCTATACTTTTTCTCCGCCCAGTTAAGAAAGCTTGGATAGTCTTCTCCATCCCAGTGATTAAGTAAAAGTTTTTTGAAAGCCAAAGCTTGCTTACTATAATCAAAAAATACAACTTCTGTATCATCTTCAAAATCATAAGTATTAAGAATCATATTAGGTTTAAAACTAGCAGCTACTGAATATAGTTTTTTAAGAGGGTTTTTAATAGTAACATACTTTAAATCTACATACTCTTCAGTGTTCCAGAAAAAAACACATGTAGGAGCATATTCAACTATATTAATAATCCAACTAAGTTGCATTGATAACTCTTCTGCACTAGAATTAGGATATAAATATTGTTTTGATTCTCTAATCTTTGGATGAAAATTATATACTATTAATCCGTTTTCAAGACTAGTATTTATAAAGTTCCAACCATCTACTAAAGGGGTACATACTAGAGATTCTTCTGTAGGAATTAAAGATAAAGGAGTGTAATCGTCATGAATATCTTTAGCATGACGCTTTGCTTTTGCGACCACCTCTTCTTTTGATGATTTTTTATCGCCAAATACTGGGCGATCAAACTTTTTATAATATTCTAAATTCACTAACATACACTGCTTGTGAAGTCCGTAATAACCTTCTTTACCTTCTGGATTATTCATATTTTTAGAATTTTTATCCATAATATGACCAGTGATAAAAAAATTCTGCTTTTCAATCCATTTTTCAATGTGCCTAAAAAAGAAAGCATCTTTGATTATATGTCCTACAGATTGTACAATGCAATAATCTACACTATGTTCACACGCTTTATCTAATACTTCATTAACTGAAGTTCCTACAACTATAGGTCCAAAGTATTTAAATCTAGTAAAAAACTCAGTTATTTCTTTAAACTTTTCTGCTCGTGAGAGATGATTAAAGAACTTAGAATCATCATAGATACCCACTACATAGTTTTTATTCAATCCCATTTTTCGCATAACTACGTTCTACTAAATCCTCGTATTCTTTATTTTTGACTCCATGAACTATAATATGAAATCTATCTTCATCACTCTTATTATATACTGCGTGAATATTACCAACATCTAATAAAACTGCTTTACCATCTGTTAAAGGTACAAACCCGTTATGACCTTTCATTTTAAATAAACAATTTTTAGGAGTATTAAGAGCAATATTAACTGGAGATAATCTATTGATATCCTGATCCGCATGTGGAGTGATATAACCTCCTGGTTCTAGTAGCATGAAACGCAGTCTATAGTATTTTTTAAATGGAAATACACTATTAAAATAATTATAGGTAATCGGGCATCTATCAATAATGTGTGTCCACGTATAAGGAGTTTCTTCGTGACTTTTGAAACCGTATTGATCATAGTGATTTGTTTTGTATGCGTCTATCCCATGAATACAGAGGCTTTTCCAGCCCTCATGCCTGTACCCTCCGTGATAGTCTTGATCTCTGTGTGCTACAAATTCGTTTTTTAAGGCCTTCGCCTCTTCTAACATTTCGAGATGAGGTACTTCAATATCTAGATCTAACCAGGGTAGTTTACTTTCATTTATGATCCATTTATAATTAGTCATGAGTACATATCTAACAAGTCTTCGTCAAAAGCAAAACTTGTTCCACAACCACACGAGGCTCTTGCTCCAGGATTTTCTACAGATAGCTGTTTATTCATTCCATTTTCTACTAAGTCTATTGTGCTTCCGTATAAGAATTTTATGCTTTCAGAGTCTACTACTGATGGAGGATCGTCACAAAACTTGATATCACCGTCTTCCCATTCTTCACATACATCAAATATATAGTTAAAACCACTACATCCACCACCAGATACCCCGAGTCTGAACATCTGTCCAGGTTCTAAGTTAGTTAGTATGTAGATTTTAGCTTTTGCAGTAAGACCTGGAAGCTCTCCATCATATTTTTCTTCTATAATAGGGGCATTACCATGAAAATCTGCTAGAACTTTTTCTTCTAAGGTAGGGGTATGTGCGTTATGCCTATTAAGCACTTGTTGTGCTAATCTACTAACTTCCGCTTGATTTACGTTTTTTTCTGCTTCTGCTTCTAGCTCTGCGAAAAACTTATCAATATCTGAATCTATTAGCTTTTTCACGTTGTCCGACATTTAAAAATACCTCCATATACTTATCTACTACTGAGTCCCATGTATTGAGTTCTGCATTTGATATACACTTAAATAATTCTTTTTTATCATGATGATGATATACGTATTTTAAAGCACCTTCGACACTTTGTCCATCAGGTTCATTTGTAAAAGTATGACTGCTCATTAAAGTCATAGCATCTCCAGGTTTAGTAGCAAAGATCTGTCCATTAGTTAT